GGATGGCGGAGAGGGTGGGATTCGAACCCACGGTGCCCGTGAGGGCACGCCGGTTTTCAAGACCGGTGCATTCAACCGCTCTGCCACCTCTCCGTTTTCTTCGACATCAGAGACTTGCGAGATATTTTGCCTGACTCGGATGTCGCCTGCAGGCAGCGAAGTTTCCAAATTGTTTCCATCGCCGCGCAAAAGCCTCGCCATCGCGTCCGATGCGCCCTGCCGCGCTTTCGGTATGGCATGCGCGTACGTCGTCAGTGTGATGTGCACGTTGGCATGGCCTAGCGCCTTGCTAACCGTCACCACATCTACGCCGGCCGCGAGTAGGTTACTAGCGAAGCTGTGCCTAAGGTCATGGAATCGTACCCGCCGCAGCCCAGCGCGCCGAAGCGCCGAGTGTAAACCGGTGCGCAGCAAGTCGGAGCTATTCATCGGAGCCCCGCTATAGCCGGGGCAGACCAAGTCGAGCTCGCCCTTCGGACATGCCAAACGCCACCGCTTGAGCGCCGAGATCAATTCGTCAGGCAGCTCCGCCGTCCGGCGCGATGCCAGAGTCTTGGGCTCGTAAAAGGCACCCCTGCGCCACTGCCTGCGGATCAAAGTCGACCGGCTCGCCCAGTCGATATCGCCCCATTGCAGACCCAAGAGTTCCGCCTGGCGCATCCCCGTAAAAGCCGCCAGCATGATCGGCATTGTCCAGGGCTCTACCGTCGCCGCGATTAATCGGCGCAGCTCGGGAGGCGTAAGCACGTTGCTCTCGATAACGCTGCCCTCCCCCTTTGGCAGCGGCAACTTGTCCAGCTCAGAGGCGGCATTTCGGCTCGCGAAGCTATGGTCGATCGCATAGCCAAGTATGCCGACCAAGAGTGTCAGGCACTTGTTCGTCGTACGCGGGCCCGGCCTCAGCGGCCGGAGCCGCCTGCGTGGGTTCACGACTAGCGCTTTCTGAATGTGCGCCTCGCGTGCAGCCACTACAGCCGCCGGCGCACCCTTCGCCATCGCATTACGGAACTGCTCGACCTCGAAGCGAGTTAGTGCCTCGACCTTACGGTCGGCGCCGAAGTAAGGCACCAAGTAACAGTCGATCAGCTCTCGATAGCCGTCGAGGGTGGTCTTGCGCGCTTTGACCTTGCTGGCAAGGAATAGCTCGCAGAGCCGGCCGAACTCCATTCGTTGCCGATCAGGCGAGTACGTGTGCTGCCTGACTTCAGCCAGACGCTTGTCGAGCAGTTCCTTGGCGGCGCGCTTTTCCTCCGCTCGGGTCTCAAATGGCCCCTGCGGCACCTCAATGCGACGACGCCCGGTCTGATCCCTGAAGTCCGCGACGTACTTGCTGCGGTACAGCCTAACGGTTGCCATGACGGGTCCTCTTGGCGCGGGGCGCCTTTTCCGGCTTCTTCTGAACCTCGATGCCATGCTTGGCCAGCAGATCATCGACCGCTAGGCGAAGGTAATGGGCGACAGGAGTATCCGTTTCCTCGCTGAGCTTGCGCAGCGCGTCCAGGACTCCTGGGCGCAGGTAAATACTTGTGGTCTCTCTGGATCCCTTCATCGTGGCCATTGCGGCACCAGTAATTTACTAGTAATATACCAGCATCATGGTCCCCGCTCCAAGAAAAGACAAGAGGGGACAATCCGGAAATAAATACCCGGGAAAGCTCGGCCGGCGCCGACGACCGACAATGGAGCAGAATGATCTCGCGGGACTTATGGCCGCGAGTGGTAGCCGCGCATCGGCTTTTGAAGACAGGGCCCGGGCATTAGGGGATCCCTTCATAGAGCGCAGCTACTACGACGAGGGAATTGCGCTCATAGCAAAACACCTTGGCCTCACGGCCGAGTTTCGCGGGATCCTGGAGACTGAGTTTTCCTTTTGGTTCGAGCTCGCCATAACGCTCCTGCAGACGCACGTGCCCTATTTCATGCCTCCGGCCCGTCCAGGCGCACCCTCGACCCTGAAATCGCTATTCCCCCTACTCGAAATGTACATAGCCGGGATCAAGAAAGACGGTAATGCCATGTCGGTGGTGATGGCACATTTTGAGCGGTCTGCTGCACTCCAAGCGAAGCAAGCCCAGGAGCTGGGGATCCCAATAATGCCGCCACGCTCACCTGTCGCTCCAAGGAAATGGACTATCGAGCAGGCATACGCGGACATCGCTAAGCACGCGCGATGCTCACCGGAAACGGTGGAGCGCGAGTTTGCCAAGTGGAAAGGGCAAAAGCGGCCCGGGGGAAATTCCGCAAAATAACCCCACTCTTCAGGAGTCGCTTGCCGTCCTTTAATTCGCGCCATGTCCGGCGCGAACAACACTCCTGATGTAAGCCTGCTGCAAAAGCCGCAGCGCTTCTTCACTCAGAATCAGAACCTCTTTGCCAGTCGCGAAGCGTTCCGCAAGCAGCTCGAGCGGCGCTACTCGAACGGCTTAGCCGCCGATGGGGCGGTGGTCGAGACAGCCGTCGGGCTGCTGATCGACCCGCCGCGCTTTACCTGCTGGCTTCTCCAGCCGGCTCACTACCGTCGCGCCCGCCGGCCGAGGTGCGCGGCATGAGCGATCGCATCTTGGTTTGTCTGCCAGACGGCCGCTGGCTGGCGCTCGATCGAGAGACCTTCGACGCAGGCCTGGCTGCCGGGGCGAGCCTCATGAATCCGTCTCGTCCTGCTGCTCAAGCCACGGCCAGTTCAAAGCTCATGAGTGCCGAAGAGATGGCCGACGCAACGGGTGTGCCGTCTAGCTGGTACGCCTCCCAGGCTCGGGAGCGTCGGATCCCCTTTCGCAAGATCGGCCGGTACGTGCGGTTCGACTACACCGAAGTGCTGTCCTCGGACGCCTTCAACCGCCGCGCCATCCCTGCCGGACAGATGAATTGCACCGGTCATCGTGACCGGAAGGCATCCGCAAGTGCTTGATCTAGAGCGCTTGCCAGACAGTGTTTCCGGTCTTGTTTCCACGGCCTCCGGGGAAATTGAGGCAATCGGCGCGCATTCAGGACCCCTCAAAAGCAGAGAAGCCGCTACGGCTAGCACCGCGCGGCTTCAGATCATCTGCTCCTACGCAGAAAGGCTCATCGAACATGGCTATCGTATTTCCGCAGTCCTTCTCCGCGCAACGCCTTAGACGGCATCACGCTAGGCGCGGCATCGAAGGGCTGTTCTTCGACATGCCGCCGGCGTGGCAAGCCAGGCGTATCCGCGAGCTCGCGTGTTCTCAGTCACCGGCATTCATTGCGGCTGGGACGCACAAGTCCATCGCCGAGGTCATGGCAATTCTCAAGGAGCGCCAGTGAGCAAGGCGGGTCCCTACGTGCCGTGGTTTCACGGTGATTTCCTGCGCAGCACCGCCGGCTGGACGCTCCAGGAGCGCGGCGCCTATTGGATGTTGCTGTGTGCCCAGTGGGAAATTGGGCCACTCCCGAACAATCCGGTGCGCCTGGCCAGCATCATCGGCATCGAGCAGTCCGAAATGGCTTCCCTCTGGCCGACGCTCGCCAAGAAGTTCAAGCACACGAAAAGTGGCCTCGTGAACGTCCGAATGGAGGCCCACCGGCGCAACTACCTGGAGTATCGCCGACACCTCTCTGAGAGCGGCCGGAAGGGCGCCGCCAAGCGCTGGAAGCGGGGCAACGTGGTCCAGTTTCCCAGCTCAGGAGGGGCGTCATGAATGATCTCCTGAATGGCCACCCTAATGGCCACCCCATTGCCGACCCCAATGGCAAAACGATGGCACGCGCGTTGGAGTGGAGTGGAATTGCTTACGAGGGGAGAGATATACCTCTAGTAAGAGCTATAGCAGTAGGGACACAGACTCCCTCTGAGGACGGTGCTTCTCCCCTCGCAAGCTTCCTGAATGTCCTGCCTCCGGAATGCGATGTCCTGAGGCCGAATCAGCGCCGGCAGCTCGAGCAGTTGGCCCAGGTGTTGCGTTGGTGTCGTCGCCCGCTGGTAGAGGGGCCGACCGGCTACGGCAAGACGCACATCATCGCCGCTGTCACGGCAGCCGCTTCCATCGCAGGCCTCCGGGTGCTGATCCTTGCGACCCGTACACGGCTGGTGCGGCAAATCAGCGAGCGCCTGCTCGCGTTCAATGTGCCGCACGGTGTGATTGCCGCCAGCCTCCCGGGAATGACGCACGCGGCCATGTCGGTGCAAGTGGCCAGCGCCGACACGCTTTACCGTCGCTGCATCGCCGATCAGCGCCGACCACTGCCAGGCGCCGATGTGGTCATTTTCGATGAGGCGCACCTGGCCACCGCCGAGTCACGCCTACGAATACTGCAGTCCTACCCCGAGGCAGCATGGATCGGCTTTACGGCCACACCGGCCAGGAAGTCCGGCAGCTCTCTGTCGGCGGCCTTTGAGTACCTCATCCGGGGCCCCACGGTGCTCGAGCTGATCGCTGCTGGCCAGTTGGTACGGCCGCGAATCTTCAATACCCCCATCGTCACGGCCAAGGAGCTCAAGGCGCTACCCAAGGATGCGGCGAAGGATTACGCGGCGGGTGCACTGGGTGAACTGCTGCGCCGGCCGAAGCTGGTCGGGGACGTGGTGCAGAACTGGCTGAAAATCGCCGCCGGCAAGCGCTCGCTGGTGTTCGCAGTGAACAAGGCGCACGGCGCCTCCCTGGTCGAGGAGTACACACGCGCGGGCATCGCCGCGGAGCTGCTTACCGACCAGGACAGCGACGAAAGCCGGGAGGCGGCTATCGCAAGGCTCGAGAGCGGCCAGACGCTGGTGCTAGTGAATTGTTTTCTGCTGGCCTACGGCATCGATATCCCTACCGTCGAGTGCGTGGTCCTGGCGAGACCGACCCGCAGCCTCACCATGTACCTGCAGATGGCTGGCCGTGGATTGCGACCGGCCGACGGCAAAGAGCACTGCCTGCTGATCGATCACGGCCGCTGCGTCGAGACGCTGGGCCTCCCGACTTCCGATTTCGGATGGACACTCGATGACCGGCGCAACGTCAACCGCGAAGCGGAGGCTCGAGCGCGGCGTCTAGTCACGGAGCAGCCGCGCACTTGCCCGGAATGCCATCACGTCTGGCTGGTCTCGGAGGATGGTCCGGGATGCCGCCATTGCGGTTGGGCGCCTGCCCCGAGGGCAAAGGCGGTCATTGTTGAATCCGCGGAGCTGGCCGAGCTCGCCGACGATCCCGAGCATGTCACGGCGTTCTCGCCGGCAGTGCAGCGTTTCTACAGCGAAGCGCTCGGCGACTACGTGCGCCGAAAGCCAGATATCTGGCGCGACCAGCCCAGGAAGGCTCGTGCCGCTTGTTGGTTCGCGACCAAGGAGAAATTCAAGCTCCGTGCGGACTGGCCCCCCAGCTCCTATGCGGCACTCGCACCATCCCCGCCGAGCTTCGAGACAGCCGGCTACCTGCAGTACCGCCGCATCAAATTCGCCAAGGGCAAAGCGAGGGCAGCATGATCCGCGCCGCCGATATCCACGCTCGCATCGGCAGCGCTTGGCCCTCAGTACTCGCTCGGTGTGGCATTGCTGAGCAGTTTCTGCGCCGGAAGAAGGCCGGCCCGTGTCCCGCTTGCGGGGGCCACGATCGCTACGTGTTCGACAACCGCAAAGGTCGCGGAGATTTCTTCTGCCGGCATTGCGGTGCTGGCGACGGATTCGCACTGCTTGAGCGGGTACACGGCTGGAACTTCGCCGAGGCGCGCCGAAATGTGCTCTCGGCCGCCGGGCTATCCGATGAACACGTGCCCAGCGCTGCGCCTCGCGTCCCCAGAGCGGCGATTGCGTCAGAGCCTAGTCCAGCAGTGCCGCCGGCTCGTGTCCGCTCAATCGCCCGCAGCGCGTGTGCTGTTGCGGACTGTCCCGATGCGGTCGCCTACCTCAGCAGTCGCGGGCTGTGGCCGCTTCCAGATGCCTGCCAGCTACGGGCTCACCCGGGAGCCGACTATTGGCAGGACGGCAAGCTAATCGGTCGTTACGCGGCGCTCATCGCCGAGGTGCGCGATTCGGCTGGCGAGCTCGCCACCGTGCACATCACCTACCTCGAAGGCGGCAAGAAGCTTCAAGTCGAAGCGCCTCGCAAGATTCTCTCCAGCGTCGAGGGACGCGACAGCTGCGCGGTACGGCTGATGCAGCCGACCGATGTGCTTGGGATCGCCGAGGGAATCGAGACAGCCCTGTCCGCCGCGGCTCTGGACAGCGCGCCGGTCTGGTCGGCGCTAAACACGTCTCTGCTCGCGAAGTTCGACCCTCCGGCCGAAGTTCACACCCTACGCATCTACGCGGACCGCGATGAGGCGGGGCTACTCGCCGCCGGTCGGCTCATGGAACGGCTACAGGGCCGAGTCCGCTTCGAACTGCGCGTACCGGCATCGCCGGCAAAAGACTTCAACGACGCACTACTGAGCCGCAGCAGCGGCGGAGGATCATCTCATGACTGAAAGCCTACCAGCATTGCCAAGGAGTACCGACGCCAAGCTGCCGGACACGTACGAGAACGCGCAGAGAGCGATTGCCCAGTGCGATCGCATCGATGAATGCAAGAGCTGGGCGGATAAGTCGGCGGCACTGGCCAGTTACGCGCGCCAGGCGAAGGACGACACCATGCGGCTGATGGCGTTGCGGATCCAGCAGCGCGCCACCCGCCGGATGGGGGAACTGTTGAAGCTGATTGAACCGGGCAACGGTGCTCGCGACGGCAAACGGCAGGACGGTGCCGTCCCGCCGTTGACTCGTACGCAGGCAGCCGATGACGCCGGCCTGTCAGAGCGCCAGCGCAAGACGGCCCTGCGCCTGGCGAACGTGCCAGAACCAGAATTCGTCGCGGCGATCCACAGCGAACGGCCGCCGACGATCACGGAGCTCGCCATGCGGGGAACTGCAGTCCGACCGCCTGAGCCGGAGCCTCCGCCGGCCGACCCAGCCGAAGCCGACGAGACGCAGACCGCGCTTTGGGGGTTCGCCGAGTTCTGCAAGATGCACGATGCGCGCGCGATCGCCAGAGTCATCCCGGCCGTCGATGCCGCCGAACTGCGCAAGCATGTGCAGTTTATCGATGGCTGGCTGGATCGATTCGTCACGCACCTGCTGAGCTAGTCAGCATGAGCGCAGTTCCGGACGTCGCGCTCCAGGATCTTGAACGGCGCATTGAGGCGCTCGAGCGCTCGCGGTTGGCTCCGTCTGAATTTGCTGCCTACAACGCGGCGAAGATCGCGCAAGCGGTGCGACTACAGGAAGCCATCGCCAAAGTGCTGGCAGTCGCGTCGCAGCCCTATCGGCTGACAGCAAAGCATGTCATCCGCGAGCTGGATTTGACCGCTCTCGGATGTCCTAAGCTGGCGCTGCGAACTGTGCGCAAGCATATGGCCGCCCTCCGTGGCACCACGCGTGCGTGATGCCACCGCGAGCGATGATCTTGCGCGTGTTTAGAAGCATATTGCGGCTCATGGATGCACACAGAGAGCCGCTTCCGCGGTTTGCCTTCACGGTTAGCGAGGCCGCGGAGTCTTCGACCTTATCGAGACGAAAGCTGTACGAGCTGATCGACTCCGGCCAGCTGCGCACCGTGAAGATCGGCAAGCGGCGACTCGTGCCACGCGATGCGCTCGAGCGTCTCTGCCGTGGCGAAGGTGTGGCCGCATGAACGACGCCGTTGACTCTGTGACTGGTCTTCCGGCCGACACTCCCCTGACGGTTGAGCTACCGCTGTCAACCTGGCGCGTCGTCCTCACGCACCTCGCGCGAGGTGCCTATGTCGATGTGGCGCCCATCATCGACGCCCTATGCGCCCAGGGTAATCCGCAGATCGCTGCGGCTCAGGCGAAGATGGCAATTCCCGTCTGCCCAGAGCGGCAGCCCCCTACAAATTCCGAGGTGAAGCACTAATGAGCGGCGGCGGCCAGACTACAAAGAGCAATACGAGCACGCAGAACTCACTCCCCTCCTGGCTGACTCCCTCTTATCAGGGGCTTGCCAATCAGGCTAATACGCTTGAGACCACAGGCCAGGCGAGTGGTTTTGCGCCGATGCCGGTGGCTCCCTTCTCACCGCTGCAGAATCAGGGCTTCAGCTCCATCGGTGGCGTTGATCCCACCGCCATCGGTGCTGCGAACAACCAGCTGACGAACTTCGCGAGCGGACAGTATCTGGACCCTTCGACCAATCCCTATCTGCAGGATACGTTCCACCAGGCGGCGAATGGCGTGCAGAACCAGATTGCGAGCGAGTTTGCCGGGAACGGACGGAACGTCACCGCTTCCGTTCCTGTTCAGGCGGATGCGATGAATAACCTTGCCACGAACATCTATGGTGGCGCCTACAACACAAACATGAGCAATGCGCTGCAGGCCTCTGGACTCGCTCCGGGGGTGACTCAGGGCCTTTTCACGCCAGGGCAGGCGCTGCTCAACGCGGGAGCCCAGCAGCAGCAGCAACAGCAGCAGGTGCTGAACGCGCCGTACAACACGCTGAGCTATTACAGTCAGCTGATGAACGGCATCTCTTCGCCGTTCGGTCAGTCCACGGGCAGCGGAACATCTACCGTCCAGAACAACCCGAGCACGATGAGCCAGATCGGCCAGGGCATCGGGATGCTCGGCATGCTCGGCGGGTTTCTGTGATGGCCGGAGGCGGCCAAGGCGGCAGCGGACTCATGGGCCTCGGAAACACTGTCTCTGGTGGGCAGCTCTCAATGCCCGCCAACATGCTGCCGAGCATCGGCGCCAATGGACAGGTGGTGCAGGCCGCTCCTGGAGCGATGCCTACCTTCCAGCAGAATCCTGCATGGCTCAACAATGTCATGGGAGCGCTGACGGGTAATCCTCAGTTCACGCTGAACGCTCCGCAGATGAATCAGTCGCTGCAGGGTTTGGGCGGCGCCTTGCAGGGTGGACAGGCCCAGGGGCAGAACCAAGGTGGGCAGGGCGGTCAGGGCAGCATCAGCGCCCCCGGGCAGCTGCAGGCCCTCCTGCAGCTCATGCAGCAGCGCGCCTGGAGAGGCTAATGGGACTGCTCGACGCGCTCGCTCAGTACCTCGGTCCGAATGGGACCATCAATAACGGCATCGCGCAGGGCATGCAGTCGCCGCTGTTTCAGCTCGGGACCGCCCTCATGCAGGGCGGGACGGGGCTGAATAATCCCGGTACGTCGCTGATGCAGGCATATCCGAACATGCTCGCCCAGCAGCAGGCGCGTCAGCAGATGGCGATGCAGAAGCTCAACCTTGTGCCGATGCTCTCGCGCATGCAGGCGCTAAAGATTGACCCGAAATCCCTTGGCATTGACCTGTCTTCCCTCGGTATCGGTCCCGTGGGCACATCCTCGGCACCAGCTCCCGCTGTTTCCGCCCCGCCGCCGGCCAGCGTCGCGCAGAGCCCCACAGGTCCTGTGAGCACCTTTGGAATCGGCAATGCGCCGGCCCCGCAGGGCGCGCCGCAGAGCCTTCTGCCATCCCCTACACCACAGCCTGCCGGTGGCCTGTTCTCCGCCCCCACGCCTGACAGCATCGACCAGACGGCCGTGGGTGGCATTCCTGCGAACTTCTTGCGCACCAATGCCATGTGGTCGCAGGACCCTGCCAGCGACCTCCAGAAACTGCACGCTGCCCAGCTTGCGGCCGTTCAGCAGCGCGAAGCCCCGCTCATCGGCATGCTGGATACCGCCCGCCAGTCGGCTAATCCGATGCAGCTGATTCGCGCCAATCAGCAGCTCTCATCCGCATGGCCGCAGATCGCAGCTGCCGCTGGGGTAGACCCCGCTACAACCGACGCAGGAGCCATCAGGACAGCGCTGGCGGTAGCCCGCAATAGCCTTGCGGCCTCAGTCTCTCAGCCGACCGTAGCGCCTCCCATCCGGCTTCAGAACGTGCCGGGAGGCGTAGGCGGTGCACCGCTGGCGCAGATCAATCCGGTGAACAACGAATACAAGCCAGTTGCCCAGCAGGACACGGCAAACTTTGTCACACCGCAGGGGCAAATCCGGATGATGCCCAAGGCCGAGGGGATGCGCCTGGGCTACACGCCGTATACGCCCCAGACATTCGTCAACACCGGCACGACCGGCGGCGTTGCGCAGATGATTGCTGACTATCAGATGGCGCCGCTGAGTGCTTCTGCGATGAGAAGCCCGCAGGGACAGGCCATCATGGCGCAGGTGCGCCAGCTCAATCCGGCATACGACGCGACGCAGTATTCGACGAAGAACAAGGCCCGCGAGTCCTTCGCGACCGGCAAGCAGGGCGATACGGTGCGCTCGCTATCGGTGGCGACTGATCACTTGGATCTGCTCAATCAGGCAGTGGATGCGCTGAACAACGGCAATGTGCGCGTGCTCAACACCATCGGCAATCGCTGGACGCAGGAGACCGGCGGCGCTGCCCCGACGAACTTCGACACGCTGAAGAACGTCGTGGCGGATGAGGTCACTAAGGCCGTTATCGGCTACGGCGGAAGTACCGCGGACCGCGACAAGGCCGCAGCGGTCATCGGCCGCTCCAACTCGCCGGCACAGCTTAAGGGCGCGATTCAGAACTATCTGAAGCTCATGGGCGGGCAGCTCGACGGGCTACGCCGTCAATACGAGCATAGCACCGGTCTTCACGACTTCGATTCCATGCTCTCGCCCCAGGCTCAGAGCGAAGTGGAATCGAACGCACCGAATACGGCGGCCAAGACGTCCGCCAGTGATGCCGCGCTCCTGAAGAAATGGGGCGGCTGATGCCGACGATTGACTCTCCGCAGGAAGCTCAATCGCTCGCGCGACTGATCCAGCAGGGCAAGCTCACTGGAGATACTCGCGATACCGCGATGGCTGCGCTTCGCACGTACGATGCTTCGGGTGCCAAGCCGCCCATTGTCCCAGCGGCCGGTCCGTCCTACTGGGATCGCCTCAACCAGACGGGTGCCGCTGTCGATCAAGCGGCACGGTCCGGCGGTGGCGGAGCACTTGGGAGCCTGGGTCGCACGGCGCTCGGTGCCGGTGAGGATGCTCTCTCCATGGTCTCAGGCCTCGGCGGTGACGTCGCTGGCGCGCTGACGTCGATTGCGACCCAGAATCCTCAGCGCGGCGACGCTGTCAGGAATGCGCTGACCTACACGCCGCGCACGGCAACTGGCCAGGCTGGCCTCCAATACGCTGGCGCAATGGCGAGCCCGCTCACCTCCTTGCTCAACTCGCCGGCGCAGGCGCTGCAGAACGCGGGTCATCCGATTCTCGCGCAAGGTGTTCGAGCCGCTGAAGATGTCGCGCCAGCCTTCCTGCCGAAGGGAATCAGCGCCATCAGAGGCGCGCTTTCTGACGCGGAGGCGCCGACTATCGGCGGGATCAATAGTCCTCAGTCTCTGAGCGCTGCCGCCGCGTCGCCCGCATTAGCAGGCGCGAGCCCTGAGCTACAGCAAGCGGTACGGAATGCAGCCCAGCGTGGTGGCGCCGTCAATCAGGACGTGCTGACTCGGCACCTCGAGGCCGATTCCCTGCCGGTAAAGATCCAGCTGACGCAGGGACAAGCCACCCAGGATCCGACCATCATCAGCCAGGAGCGCAACTTACGGGCCAAGTACCCTGCGCTCGCCGATAAGTACAACCAGCAGAATGGCCAGCTCGTGCAGAACGTGCAGGCGATTCGCGATGCGGTGGGGCCGGAAGTCTTTTCTGCTAACCCCGTCGATCATGGGGAATCGCTGATCTCCGCCTACAAGGCCAAGGACACCGCTGCGCAGGCTGACATCTCCGCCAAGTACAAAGCGCTCTCCGATGCGAACGGCGGGGACCTACCGATGGATGGGCGAACCTTTGCGCGCACTGCTCAGACGGCGCTTAAGCAGGACATGAAAGCGCCATTCCTGCCGGGTTCAGTGCAGAAGATCGTGGACGGCTTCGCTGACGGCGAGCCAATGACGTTCACGAACTTTGAAAACCTTCGGACAATTTTGGCGGCAGAGGCACGCAAGGCCGATCGCGCTGGCGACGGTAATGCGTCCCGAGCCATCAGCGTCGTGCGCGACTCGCTCGAGAACATGCCGATCAGCAGCGACGCACTGGGTGTAAAGGCGCTTGCGGATGAGGCCAGAAGCGCCGCCAGGGCTCGCTTTCAGGCGATGGACGCCGACCCCGCCTATAAGGCAGCGGTTGACGATTCGGTGCCGGCAGATCGCTTCGTACAGCGCTTTATTACTGGTCCCAGCGCCACCCGTGATGGCGTGGCCACGATGCGCACCAATCTCGCCGATCAGCCGAGCGCCAATCAGACCATGGCAGTGGCCGCGCTCGACCATCTGAAGAAGGCGGCGGGGATCTCCGACGACTGGACCGGCAATTTCCGCCAGGGCGGCTTTAACAAGGCACTGCAGGCGCTTTCGCCCAAGCTCGGCTCACTGCTCGACCCGAAGACGGCCGAAACGTTGGACCGGCTCGGGCGCGTCTCGCGGAATGTCGCGGAGCAGCCGGTCGGGTCCTCGGTGAACAACTCGAACACGGCAGTGGCAGCGCTCGCCAATCAGGGTAAGAACGCCCTGGAGAGCGTTGCCAATGTCGCCGCGCACGGAGTACCGGTGGGCACGTGGGCTCGCAGGGGTTTCGACCATCTGGGCGCGGGTCGATTCGTGAAGCAGGCGACTGCACCAGGAGCTGGACTGCTGCACATGCCGCCCAAAACTGGGCTGCTGCCTTGAATGAGCCGCGAGATGCGCCAAGTACCGATTGAGGAGCTCGCGAGCACCTGGCCGCGCGTATCAGCGTGGATCGAATCAGCGTTGCCCTACGGTCTCGGCGACGAGAACGTGCTGGACATCTTCATCGCACTCGCCAGGGGCGCCTATACCCTGTGGGTCAATGACGATCTCGCCGCTGTGACGCAGCTCGTACGCCGCCCGCGGCAGTCGGTACTGACGGTCCTGTATGTCGGCGGTAACAGCCTCGAGGCGTGTCGAGGGGCTTTCGCCTTCGCCCGCAGTGAGTGTCGGGCGCTGGGCATCGACGTATTGCGGGTCTGGGGTCGCCAAGGCTGGGAGCATGTCCTTGGGCTCAAGAGGATCGGCGTGATTCTGCAGACCGACTGCTCGGAAGCGACTGAACACTTGGCGCCAGTGCCGCATCTGCTCGCGGTTGGAGGCATGCAATGAACTGCAGCCAGGGCGTGGCTGGCAGCGTGGCGTGCAGGGCTTGTTGGGAAACCTCTTACAACCAGCCAGGGAGGCGGTCGGCAGGTACGGACGTCGAGCGGGGACGTTGACGATGGTAAGGACCGGACTGGGATTGATGGGATTGATGGGGCACCTCGCTGGGACGGAACCGATATACGGCCTCCTGGCAAATCCCCTGCCTCGGAGCGGGCTGTTGGCGCTGGCGAGTGCGCTACCCGATGCGCCGTCGGCTGAGCCGCTCGTGGACCTCAAGGCCCAGCTGACAGATATGCACGACCCGTCAACGCCTCGTCGGGCCGTTTATCTCTCGCCCGCGAACGTGCACTACCACGGTGTCGATGGCGTGAAGGCACTAGCGATGGGGAACGCTGCGATATCAAATTTTGATGGTAAGGGCGGCGTGCTAATTGTTCCGAACGCCCAGAGAGCAAAGGAAGCTCAGAATCTGCGCCAATCCGAGCCCAACCTGCAGAAGGTACTTGGCCAGCTTACCGGTGCTGGGCAAGGCAAGTCCCCGGACCACACGATCGTCGTTCAGGGGCGCACGCAAAGCGGTGCGGTAGCAACTGAGGGAGCTGAGCGGCCAGACGAAGTTCGCCAGAGAGTCCAGGCCGTACGGGCGCAGGGCAAGACCCCAGTGGTCCTGACGGTAGATGAGGCGATTGAGCGACGGATGGCAGGGCTCAAATGAACTGCAAGCAAGGGGACCTGGCGCTGGTCATCCGAAGCAACTCGGCGAACATCGGGAAGTTCGTTACTTGCCTGGAGCTGCTGCCGGCAGGCTCATGCAACGCCTGCGTCGAGGACGGCCCGCTGTGGCGTATCGACCGGGAGCTGGAATGGGACAGCACGCTGGGCAAATTCCCCGGCTATCTGGTGCCTGACTGGGCGCTGATGCCCATTCGGCCGTCACCGGAGCGTCGGCCGTCCGAGGAAGCCAACGTTCATAGCGAAAACGGTCATGGTCGATAAGAAAACGGCAGAAAACGCCCGGATCGGCGCAGGAAAACCGGGACCCGGCCGGCCGAAGGGCATGCAGAACAAGGTGACGCGGGATGTGCGCGAAGCTCTCTCGCAGTTCGTGGAGGGCAATGCCTCCCGCGTTCAGGCGCTTTGGGAGAACGTGGCCGGTGAGGATCCAGGAAAGGCGCTCGACCTGTATGCCAAGCTCGCCGAATTCGTGCAGCCGAAGCTTGCCAGGACAGAGCTGTCAGGCGAGGTCGGCGTACGCGGTCGGCTGGTTATCACGGACTAACGTCGTGGTCGATACTCACGTCGCAATGTGGGCAATGCGGCGACCTTCTCGCGATTGCATACGGTCGGATGGCCCACGTCACAGCCAAGGGCCCCAATTCATCGTGGCAAGCAAGGCAAGGCGTCCGATAAATCCAAAACGCCAGCCCGCCGATTATCAGCAGCCAGAGGGTGCTGCCCAGATGGATTCTCCAGGGCCATGTCGCCTCGATAAACGCCGTAATTGGCAACGAAACGAGAGCGATCGCAATAGCCCACAGCCTACGGCGCCCAAGGAACTGGCGGGTTGTCATCGGATGCTCACCGAATGAATGCACCTCTGGAGATCGAGCGCCGATACTCATACGCCAGCGTCCCGACGATCAAGCGATTCAGCCAGTCGCGGGCATTCATCCGGGGGCTGATGGGCCCATTCGGCTCCGGGAAGTCCTCTGGATGCGTCATGGAGCTCGTGAAGTGGGCATCGCGCCAGCCAGTGCAGGCGGACGGCAAGCGCCGGGCCCGATTCGCATGCATCCGTAACACGTACGGTCAGTTGGCAGATACCACGATCAAGACTTTCCTGCAGTGGCTGCCCGATCGCATCTTCGGCACGCTCAACAAGGGCGACCACGTCTACCGGCTCGATAACCTCGAGGATCTGGAAGTCGAGATTCTGTTTCGAGCGCTGGACCGTCCGGAACATGTCGCCAATCTGCTCTCGCTGGAGCTCACCGGCGCATGGGTCAATGAGGCTCGCGAGATCCCCTGGGCTGTCATCAAGGCGCTGAAGGGTCGCGTTGATCGCTACCCGGCCCGCATCGACGGCGGCTGTGTTGATCCCGGCATCATTATGGACACCAACCCCCCCGAGGATGACTCCTGGTGGTACAAGCTGTTCGAGGAGAAGAAGGCCGACGAGGACGAAGCTGACAGCGTCGAGATCTTCAAGCAGCCATCCGGCAGATCAGCCGAAGCGGAGAACCTGCCGAACCTCTCGCCCAACTATTACCGGAACCTGGCCGTTGGGGCCGATCCTGACTTCATCCGCGTCTATGTCGATGGCCTCTACGGCTCCATCCGTGACGGCAAGCCTGTCTATCCCGAGTACAACGACGCCATGCACTGCGCCGAGGTCGAACCGGTCAAGCGCGTCACCATCCAGCGCGGCTGGGATTTCGGCCTGACACCGGCATGTGTGTTCACTCAGGTCCTGCCGGACGGTCGGTGGATCATCTTCGAGGAGCTGATCGGCGAGGATGTCGGTATCAGCACCTTCGCCGAGGGAGTCTTGCAACTGTGCGAGCGCTGGCCTGGCTTCAAGTTCGAGGACTGGGGCGATCCTGCTGGCGAGCAGCGATCAGCCATGTCGGCGGACCGCGCCGAGAAGACCTGCTTCGACATCCTGCAGGCCAAGGGCATCCAGATCCGGGGCGGTGAGCAGAACATCACGGCTCGCCTGGAGTCGGTGCGAAAGCCGCTCAATACGCTTCGGAGCGGCAAGCCCCAGCTGCAGCTGCACCCGCGCTGCGAAGTGCTGCGCAAGGGCTTCCGGGGACGCTACCAGTTCAAGCGGGTGAAGATCGCAGGCAGTGCCGAGCGCTATCACGACGTGCCGGACAAGAACGAGTACAGCCACGCGCACGACGCCTTGCAGTACGTCGCCACGGCGGTGTTCGGAAACATCGTGCGGGGACGTGAGGAAGGCCGCGAAGGGCTGAAGCTGCCGCCCCTCGAGCAGCTCAATCCGCAATGGGCCAAGGATTACCGCAGGCAGAGGCAGATCGCATGAGACTCAGCGACCTGATGACCGACAGCCAGTCCGAGCGGCCGAAGCTGCCGCACCCGGCGAGCTCGCTGGCCGATCCGCCCATTACGCTCGAGGAAGCGCAGCAGGCACAGGATGCGATTTGCCCATTCCATGGCAGCCAGTATAGGTACCTCAATCAGGAAGGCCGCGTGTACCGGTGCCCGATCGGTGGCCAGCTGTGGCGGCACAGCGGGAAGCAGGGCGGGATGTATGCCCCGCTGCGGATCAAGTTCTGATTCAGAGCGCTAAGGCCATGCTCAGAGGTACATATGATGTGATTGCCGATGATGGCCATCAGCTGATCGTAGTGGTTCGCCTGCCTAGGGCGGCAACGCAACGGGATATGGCGCGCGCGGCCGTAGCTAAATCGAATGCCTACGAACGGCCTAAGCTGCCCCGGCTGTGCCCGAATTGCCGCCGGAACTGGATCAGTGGAGACGAGCAGTGCGACTGTGATGAGGGGCAAACCTCCGAGTCCCGCTAAGCTTTCGAGCCACTCGGCTTCTGAGTGCCATCCACATGAAAGATGCTAATAGCAGTGCCATTAACAGCAGCACTGATTTCGCGCAAGTTCCGTACGGCCGCTCGCGAGTAGCCCACATCCACAACGAGGTAGATAGCCCTTTTGGAGCCTTCTGCATTCATATACACGGGCAGCTGTCTCGTGATTCCCTTCTTTAGGCCGCTCGTATTGGTGGACTTCTTTACCTCCACCAAGACGCTGTTTTGCATGTTCGTTCCGAACTTGAAATCGACAGGTCCTCGCCCAGCATCTGATTCGCGCGCAATCATAAGTTGATTGGCATTGCAGTAGCTCTCGGCAATCCCATAAAAGAGGAGCTGCATTGCTTCTTCGTGCTTTACCGCTCCCTCGCGATCATAAAAGAGTTTATGAAGGCCATTTTGCTCTACCAGCCTCTTGAACTGCTCGCAGATAGCCAACACCATCGTCACAACGTCGTCCGTGGTCGGGGCTAGGGACAGGTTTAGTGCAAGAGGATATTGCTGCGCATATGCCTGCGAAGCTTGGGCCCATATGTACTGGCCCGCGCGATCATCCTCAAAGTCGTACTGCTCGGAGCCACGTGCTTTGTATTTTCGAATCAGGTCCTCTAGTACGTCCGTATACGTTATCGCCGCCTCCTTGAGCGTTTCCTTTGGACCGGCCGTAGCTCGCTTCCAAGTCTCACCAATCATTTGGTTTACAGTCTCGCGGGTATAGTCATTTTCGATTTGAATGCGGTCGCGCGAACTCCAATCGAATGCGATGGGCAAATCTCGCAAGAACTCCCGGGGTACGAGGATTATCGGCGTACCGCTATAAGGATTGATGGGTAAGGTGGTGCCGCTATCCAATGGTAGACGTTGAAGCTTCTCTGCCGGAAATTGGTGAACAATTTGGCGCGAATATCGGATTAGATCGTCGCGAATAACATTCGCGGTCATATCGCCGATGAGATCTGGCCCGATGTCCTTTTCCAAAAGGCCCACTAGCTCAAAGATGACCGGATCAACTATTCCCTTCCGCAGGATCTTGCTTGCCGTATCAAGCAGTCGCGCCCTAAGGATGGGGCCCATGCCGCGCCCGTCTGTGCCCTTGGAGGTGTAGCCAATACACAGCCCTTTGACTTCTGGCCACACCATTAGCCTGTCAGCGGCTCGCCAAAACTCATCGCCCCTTACGTCGCTCGCCAGAAGTATCCTGGCAATTTCGGTGAATCGCTGCTGAAGGCGCCCATAGCTCCCCGCGAATTCAGGAATGGCTGTCTTGGATAGCAAGTGTGGATCTAAAAATAACCTCGTATCGACGTCAAGGATGGGATCGAATGCGCCGAAACGTGCTAGCAGTTGCGGATCTACATCCGCGTATTGAGAAAATTTCAGGGGCAAGCGAGCCTCAGACTTCTTTCCAGTCAGAGCTTCGATGGCTACGTCGCTTCTTGGTCCGGCCGCGTGACTTCCGGAGGCGTTTTGCCCTCTTGTGCCGGTCGCACTGTCCAATATCTGAGAGTGTCATCAATTGACCAGGCGTGCGGGTGGCAGTCCCTTGATGCAGTAAGTAGTGACTGGGGCGTGCTGCTTCTGCAGTTCGGCGGCCTGTCCCGTACACTCCCGCGCCGAGGCCTCTGGAATGGCCACAGCTGACTTTCCGTCGGCGCCTAAGATCAGCAGCCAAAAGATAAAGCCGGGCAT